GTGGTTCTTTGCACAGTTGCTGATATCCGGACAGTAATATATACATCAACCTTAGAGGATACTGATATCACAGCCATAATTATAAAATCTTATAATCGTGTCCTTAAAGCCACGGATGCTATAGATGATAGCGATCCCGTTATTCAGGACGCAATTGAGTTCACGGCTTGCGCTTTGACTCTTCGGAGGATGAAAACGACCTCTGAGATGGCAGCCACTGTAAACACTCCAGGGTATAGACAGCAGAATACCGCGGATGTAGATATCGAAGCGTATGAGCAAGGGGCAAGGGACTGTATAAATCAATATAATTATTGTAGATATTCAACTTATTCTAGCCCGTCATGTCAGGTAGGGTTTGATTGTCATCACCATCACGGGGGTAGGTAATGTTCTTCCCAGCCACGGTAACATTAAAACCATGCACATCACGGGATAGTCATCATAAACCTACTTATGGAACTAGTCAATCGCCATCGTGTCGGTATGTGAAAAAAACCGAAACGATAGATAATGATGTTCTTACCGTTGCTTGGCTCCAGTTCCCTCCCGCTACCGTCATCAATAAAGACGATTTAATCACACTTCCCGATAGTACTACGGCTCCCGTGACTTTGGTTATACCTGTTTATACGCCTAATCAAATCCTTGTATGTGTTGAGGTTTATCTCGGTAAGGGGGCGTTTTAAATGCCAGGTGCCGCTCTGTGTATTGCCAACCTTATAATTCTGCAGCATCGGATGGAAGAGGTTGCCCAAAACGCAGTTGTGAAATGGGGAACGGACACGATAAACATATCAAAAGATGATTATTGCCCTGTAGATACTGGACTAATGAAAGGAACTGGGGACTCAAGAGTTTTTAAAGATACACTGACTGAATTTTACGTCAGGTTGTCTTATTCAACTCCTTACGCGCCTTATGTCCATGAAATATCAAAATATTATCACCCAATTGGGCAATGGAAATTTCTTTCGACTCCATTCAATCAACGATCGTTTATGCTCACGGTGATGGTTGAAAATGCCATGAGGTCGGTCTTATGACATGGATTGAGGATATCGGGGCGTACCTTCAAACGAATGGTATTGGTACTCTAGACACTAATATTTTCTATCAAGGATTCGATTCAATCGCGGCAAATTGTATAACTCTTTTCGATCAAACTGGGCTAGAGTCCAAATCTACGCTTGGGAAAGGAATGATCCTTCGTCGACCGGAATTAGGTGTGAGAGTACGAAATGCTTCAGATGCTACAGCTCAAACTAATGCTGATTCAATTTACAATTTACTACACCTGAAAATCAATACCGTGATAGGCTCTACCCGATTTAAAAGGATTTCGGGAATCGCAGAGCCGTTTTTTGTTTCTCGGGATCCTAATAATAATTACATTTATTCGATAAATTTTCGCCTCGAAATTGGTTAAATCAATCAGAATTTGAAACCGGAGCTAAAAACATGCCGATAGATACCTACGTTGACACATTTAATGCCACAGTAGCAATCGATGCTACCCTGATAAATGGTATAGACCCAGACTCGATCCCTTTCCCAAAAGGCAAGACTGGAACAAAGGACGTTACCAGTCTTGGTTCTGGGACTACAATGAGAAAAGGGCTAAAAATGTTTGATCCAGGGAGCTGTTCTCTAAAAGGCAATATCATCTCAGGAGATGCCGGGCAAATGGCACTAAAGAACGCTTTCCTTGACAGAAACGAGCACCTATTTACAGTCATAATTCCAGAAGCAGGTGAGATTTATAGTTACACTGCCTACGTTTCGACAAACTTCCCTGAGTCGAAGGACAATACCTATCAGTTCAACGTTGACCTGGAAGTTACCGGACCACCTACTAGAACTACAACCTTTGCATCAATTACCTCAATTGAAGGGACAGGCGCGGGCATTACTTATTCTCCTGCGTTAGCAAACACTGCGCTTGGAGCAACGGTTACCGATGTTATCTTTAAAGAGGCAACTGGAGTCTCTACCGATACCGTCGAAGTTACCGCTGTGGCATCATCTTACATCGGCCTTTCGGTGGATAATGGGACAACGTGGCAGACACTTACAAGTGGAACAGCCTCTCCGGCTGTAACCCTTGGAGCCGCTGGGACTCTCACAACTGCACTTGTCAGGGTCGATGAAGCACTCAAAGCGGGTCGTTTTGTCAGAATTTTCCTCTCGCGGGCTTAAGGTGTTTTTGTGACAGGGCCAGAAGTTGAGTTTATCCCTGGATATTCTCTCTTTTTTACGAACCGTGGGCAATTGAAAATGTATGAATTGCTCGGAGTCCGAAACTATACTCAGTTTATCAAGCTGTTTAATGATACCGACGGACTAGACAACGACCAACTCACGAAGATTATTTATGCCGGGCTGATCTGGGAAAAGAAAGGTTTGACGCTTGAAGACGTAGATGACCTGATAGAGGACGAGTTTTATATCAAACGTCGTAAAACGTTTGAAGACCTTAATAGTATCATCATTGATGGGCTTGCTAACTCTGGGCTCCTTGATAAAAAGATTGTTGCAGCAATCCGAAAATTAAAAGATATGTCTCCTGAGGAAATGCAGGCCAAAATACTTGAAACCAAACTTAATTCTGCTGAAAAACCAAAGGAGGAGGATAAGGGGGAAGCATCGGGGATATTGACATAGACGAGTATTTTGACAGGCAGCAGAGAATTTTATTCCGGTTGTGTGGGACACCCCCGCAAGAGTTTTGGGGATATTCCCCCGGCGATACCAACTTGATGATCGAGGAAGGCAGTAAAGAACTCACAGCCAAAATGAAATTAGATACAATCCGACACGCCGATATAAAAGTTTCAATCCTCAATGCTCCGAACTCCCACCGAATGGATGAAAAATTATGGACGATTGAGGATTTCATTGATAAAGAACTCGCCGACGAACTGAAAAAATGTATAAACGGGCAGTCTAAAAAGAGGGACCATAAAAAAGAACAGTCTTCTAAATGGTCATCTGCCGGAAATGCTTGGGTAAGTCAATTTAACGGATTGAAATAAGTTGCATAGGGTAGACTAAACGACTCAAACATACTGAGAAACACATATCTGCATTTTAAAACGGTGAAAATATGGGACTTATTGGTGAGATATTTGCACTCGCGGGACTTCAGGTTGACACTGCGAGTTTTGCTCAGTATGGGACTGCACTTGAAGGAGCTGAAAGCGGGATAAGTGATTTCGCTACAAGTACTCAGGCTCTTCTTGCGGGTGCTTTCGCTCTCCCGGCGGTAGCACTTGCGGGCATAGCTAGTTATGGGGTTGGTCTTGCCTCTAATTTTCAGGATGCAGGCGTCACTCTTACTACTCTATACGGGACCGCCGACATCGCAAAACAAAAGTTTCAATGGATGACGGATTTTGCTGCCACTACTCCGTTTCAGTTCGATGAAGTTGTCCAGGGTGGCATCAAACTGAAATCCTACGGTATGGACATCGAACAATACGGTAAAACATTTGGAGATACTGCCTCTGGTATGGGAAAAAGTTTTAACGATGTTATCGAAGCCGTAGCAGATGCGCAAACCGGTGAATTTGAGAGGTTGAAAGAACTTGGTATCAAGGCGGTCCAGGTAACAAAGGCAAACCTTGACGAATACGCTCAGTATGGGGGGCAAGTTGGGGATACCATGTTCACCTATGTGAATCGGTCCGGCCAGCAGATGGCTCAGGTCGTAGACAAAAATAATAGGGAAATGATAACATCAACCCTTTCCGCAATTTGGAATGAAAAATATGCTGGAGCAATGGAAACCCGGAGTCAGACACTTTCCGGGCTAATGTCAACTCTCAAAGATAATCTTACATTTGGTCTTGCTGATTTAGTCGGCTATGACATGAAAAACATGGAAGTCCAGACAGCCTCATTAATGGGTGTGCTTATGGGACTTGCTGGGGTTGCTATCACTGTCACAGGTAGTTTCTCAAACATGAGTGAACCTGTGCAAACTTTTGTAATAGTCGCCGCCGTAGGTGGATCGGCTGCCCTCCTTCTGGCAGGTGGACTTATTGCCGCCAGTGCCGCCGGAATTACGACAGCCGGGGTAATGGGGGCGCTGGGGCTGGCAGTCGGTCTGGTTCTGAGTCCCGCGGTATTGATCGTCGGTACGCTGGCTTTGGTTGCTGCCGGACTCGTTTATCTCGATGAAAAGACGGGGATTCTTTCAGCGGCGTGGAGTGTTATGAAAGATGTTTTCACGATCGTATACTACACAATATCAGCCGGATTCACAGAGTTAAAAAATAAACTAGTTGCCGATATCCAGATAATCCAAGAATGGTTTTCTAATATACTTCCTCCTGCGGTTGTTACTGCAATTACCGGAGCCATTGCCATGATCCAGGGGAAATTCGGCGAATGGGCAGATGCACAAAAAACGCACGCGGACTCACTGACGAAAGCAAACACTGACACGGCGGCATCTTTTGACATGTATTCGAATGTTAACATGGCAAAAACTGACGCACAATTAGGCACAATGGAAGGCCTTGTTCAATCGTTGGGCGCAGACGTTAAGACTGGGACAACCGGGCTCGAAGGCATGGGAAATGTGCCCGCGACCGGATCCATAGCAGGACTAAAGGGAATACAGCAGGGCGAACAAAACGCTACCGCCGCGGGTATCCCGTTACAAAACACACTAACCGGAAGTGGTAATGTCAACTTTGCGGGGACAAATGCTGGAATAGTTAGTGTGGGTGCAAATGGTAAAAATACCACTTTTACAGTGGATCAATTACGCGGATCCATGGGGCTGGCGGGCAATGTGCCGTTCACAGGATCGGTTTCGGGCTTGAACGGTGTTACATTTGGCACCGTCAATGCAAACTCGGGAGCGAAGACACTCACCGCGACCTTAACAGCGAGTGGCAATGTATCCTATTACGGGACGACTTCCCAACTTTCGTTAGTTAACGCGAAGGGGGAAATTACAAAACTTACAGTTAGCCAACTTGAAACATATTTAAAACAGGCTGGTAATGTCAGTCAGGCAGGAACCCAGGGGCAACTCGCATTGGTTGACTCAGCCGGGAAACGGACGAATCTAACCACCCAGCAGGCAACCGCACTCTTAAAAACCGCGGGTAGTCAAGCAATGAGTGGTACAATCGGTGGAGTCAATGGGATAACTGCAGCGTGGGGCAAAGCAACGGCCGCCGCTAACACTTACGCTAAAGCCGCTATCGCTCAGAGAGAAGTAGAAAAAACATATGAATCTGCGATGAAAGGATCCACAAGTACGGGACAATCGAAAGGCGGTATTTCTGTAGTTGGTGCTGGGCAGAGTATCAAATCAACTAGCCACGTGACTGTAAACAATACATATAATCAACCGACTGCTTCCGATAAAAAGGGGCAACTTGCAATAATCGGGAGATCTTAAAAATGGTATCTACTTACACAGTGGGTCTAACAGGCTCAGGAGCTACTTATATTTGCGATGGGACCGCCGACCAAGTACAGATTAATCAGGGCCTTTCGGCAGCAAACGGTAACCCTGGCAGTACTGTTAAAATGTTGGATGGAGCTTATAATATCTCTGGTCAGATTCTCATAGGTAGTTCTACAACCTGGACCGGAAATACGACTAGTCCAACCGCCGTTAAACTTAGAGTTCCTAATTCAGGAGCTGGAGCTTTCCCCGACGGAACCGCCATAATTGAGAAGTTGGGGTCTGGGGTTGCCACGGGCGTCGAAATCAGTTATATGGAGATTGACGGGAACTGTGTAAATCAATCAACCACACTAGGTTTGGCTCACGGTAGTCCGAGCTCATCCGGGTCAGGGGTCGAAAGGTGTATAGAGTTTGCCGGGGGCTCTGGAAGTAACCCAAAGGCCAAAGATATTAATATTCATCATATGTATTTCCATGACGCTTTTGGTGAAGCAATCCATATTTTTTATGCTCAGAATATTAGATTTCACCACAATTCATGCTATAACATGCAGCATGACGCTATTTTTTTAATAGAGTGCACGGGTAGCGGAAACGAAATCAATAATAATATAATAGAGGGGATAACGGACGGATGTGTTCGGCTAGATAACTGTACTGATTTTAAAATACATGATAATACCCTTCGTCCTTATCATGGTCCTAACAACAACGGGGCCTACGAGTACGGCGCGAATGGTATGCAAATAGCCAACGAAGGCAATAAAACCACTAAAACAAACAATCTCGAGATTTATAACAACACGTTTACCGATATTGATTTGACCGGTATTTGGTTTAATGATGTACTAGGGACTGCGGGAACCTCCTCCCAAACAGTTCACCTTTATAATAACACGTTTACGAACTGTGGTTATACCTCAAATTCGGGTGTTAATTATGGATCCGGAATTACTATAAATGGATGGGGGAACGGGCTAACAATCGAATACAATACTTTTGATGGTTGTTATCAAAATGCGATCCAGATATTGAAAGCAATAGGCACTGCTAATTTTACAACTATTATAAGATACAATAATATAATTAATACCAGAGGCGCGGGACATTCACCCAGCAGTACGCTTTCAGCAAGTTACAAAGGGTATGGTCTTCTCAATTTAATCCCGACTAGAATAACCGCGGTAATGACAGGGAATTATTTTTCAGGGAACTTAAAAGGGAAATTTTATCCTACCAACGCGAGTTCAACGGTTGAAGCTTCTACACCTAATGGCCTTCGCCCAGGGTCGGAAACTACGGCGGATCCGGGGAGCGGTACAGGTGGCACAGGTGGCACAGGCGGTACAGGCGGTACAGGCGGTACAGGCGGTACAGGCGGTACGGTCCCCCCCCCGACGTCCACCGTTCCGGTTCGTTATATTCCAGGCGTGCGAACAATCCAACCCGATTGGGTATTTGCGGATTATTACATTTTAAATAAGGATGGATCTACTCATACAAGTTATGTAAACGGCTGGCCTCTGAATATTATAAGTTATGCCGCCGACACACAAAAGGTACTCACCACAAATAAAAGTCCAAGTATCGATGGTTGGAATATCGGAGATTTCGGTTTTGAAGGGTCAACTGCGACTATTGTATGTGGCGAAAACTCATTAGAAGGTGCATGGGCATCAATATCCGCGTGGTATTCGCGTGCTCCCGCTATTCTTGAATTGGGTGACGTTTATTCCGAGTATTTCCTGGAATGTGTTCCGGGGAAACATAGTGCAGTTGTAAGAAAGGATCAAGGGGATATTCCCGCTGAGTATTATGAATATTCCATTACAGTGAAATCTACCATTCCGTATTTCCAGAGTATAGTAGAACGCATCAGAAGCAGGCTTGTTTCTGGTTCAATGCAGTGGAGCAGTGACGATAGCCAGCCCGGTAATCAACTGAGAAATGGGACATTTAATGAATGGTCGCCAAACGCTAATATGACATGGACCCTTCAAACAAGCGCGGCTGACAACAATTGGAGGAACGTTAGTGTCGCCGACTGTTTGACAAAATGGTATTCCCAAAGTTGTACAATATCCGTAGATACCGGACGTCTAAAAATTACGTCTGGAGTTACAAGTTCATATATATTAAAATCGGTCACACTTGATTTATCTGCTAAGGATATCATTACATTTCAAATACAGGGGACATCCGGATACACAGGAGCGTTGATTCTATATTGTAATAACGACGCAGCATATAGAGTTTATCAATATACACTCACCGGCAATTTGGGCACCGTTGTACTGGCTATTGATAATCCATCTTCAGGGGTGGGGGCATTCAACCCATCGGACATAACAGATATTGGATTCGATGGTTTTCTAGCTCCGGATAGTACAGGATATATTGACAATATTGTCGCTAATACGGATGCCGGTAATAGTCCGATGATTATCGATAACTGTAACGGTGTGGGTCCCTTTGTCGCAGTTGCGGAGTCTGGAACTGACAACCGTATAGCAGTTTCGGATAGTTTAGGTAATTGGTCGATACCCGCAGGCTTATCGAATGCCGCAAACCGAAATAATAACTGGAGATGCGGTATATGGATCCCCCCTACCACTAATCTATCGACGGGTAGATTCGTTGGTTTTTCAATAACGGGAACTGGGGACCGTGTCATCACGTCAGATGATTTGGTGACATTTACGGCTCGGGTATCAGCAGCAGACAATTCCTGGGGTGCTGCTTGTTATATCTCACCGAATGAAACTCTTGAAAATGGTAGAGTTGTAGCGGTCGGTTACTCAGGGACGAATCGAGTAATGTATTCGGATGATTTTGGTGTCACGTGGACAGCCGTTGTCTCGTCGGGTGAAGGATGCAACTGGTTGAGTGTATGTTACTCTGAATATTATAACCGATTAGCCGCAGTTGCGTATACAGGAACGGCCGGGGCGCAGGTCATGACATCCGATGATTTTGGGGCAACATGGACAAATCGGGTAACTCCCACACCGGTTCAGAAATGGACGAGTGTGATTAGAGTCAATGTACTGGGGTGGTTTGTTGCGTGCAGCGAAGATGGGACGCAGCAGGTTATGACCTCGCCAGATGGGATAACATGGACGCTACGGACTACCCCATATGGTGGCAGTACGCAAACCGGTGGGGGAACCGCCATAACCACTACCCCGTATACTACAGCCGTTGGTAGTTGGTATAGTTCGAAGTCCACCGCGTATTATGAAGATTCAACGAGCAAGGAGTTCGAAGTCGTTCTACCTGCACTCACGGGCGGGAGTGTTTACAGGATCGATCAGGTGTCATGCCAGCTAAAAACGGCACTGCAGGGTACCACCGCCTCGTTGAAAGTCACAATACAAGCAGCGTCTCTGTATTCGGGTGCTGAAACTCAATTAGTGGAATGGACGAACACAACGACAGCTTTTATTCAAAAAACGTTTGCCCTTGCCGTAAATTCAGCCACCGGTGAAACGGTTACCCTTCGGTATTACCTGAAAACATCAAATGCCTCCTACCGGGCATATACCACAACGATTGGCTATATTTTCGCGGTGGCGGAGACCGGTGGGAGCAGTGTCACATATACACGTAACCAATGGCGGTCACTTGTTGTTTCCCCCACAACTGACTTGATTGTCGCAGTCGCGCAAACTGGGATAGGCAATAGAGTAATGTTTTCTACGAACGCAGTGGACTGGATAAACGGTGTTTCCGCAGCCGATAACAACTGGACATCGATCGCGTGTTCTGATAATAAATATGTAGCAGTCGGTGTCTCAGGAACGGGGAACCGGGTTATGGTATCCTCTGATAATGGGACAATTGAAAACATACCCCCAACCGCATGGACTTTACAAAACGCAGGGCAGATGAAAGGTTTAGATTATATGGGCGATGGCTCAATAGGTGTCCTCATAACGGGTGATGGAGTGACAGCCGATATAGGCGGCATTTATCAGCCTGTTAATTGCGATGCCGGAGTAATCTATATTCTTTCAGCAGTTGCGAAAACGACAGGGTTAACGCAGGGCAGTTTAGTGGTCGAGATATTCTCTGGTGGGTCCTCGATCCGACAACTGGTTTGGGATTCGGACATCGATCCTGAAGAACAACAGATAACGGTAAAATATGATGTTGCGCCAACCGACCCGGTTATAAAAGTTCACGGACTTGGGACACCAAACGATGGAGCTTTGTTATTCTGTGACAGTGTGAGTTTTGAGAAAGCATCGGATTTTGAATTGTCTTCAGTGGGAAATGACATTATAACCTACGGGCATGAAAATACAATTCCTGACATCGAAGTCCGTTCTGCGGTCCCTCAGTCCGACAGTAGCGGTACGATTACCGGAACTCAATTGGTATACGACTCGGGGGTGACGTCATATACCTCTGCCTCTACATTTTACAGCCAGGCTGCTACGAGTTTGGAGTTCACTGTCACTATTCCGGCACCTACAAACGGAGCTAGGAATAGACTAGACGAAGTTTCCGGCATGCTTTCAAACGTTCACGCTGGGACAATATCTTACATGGCAGTTAATATGGTGGCATCGTCTATATCCGGCGGGGACGACATACAAGTAGCCGAATGGACCAATTCTACGACAACGGCAACAAAACGGATAAAAGCACTGTCGTCCCCCGCCGGAGTCAACGAAAGTATAGTTCTGAAATATTTCTTGAAAACATCGAATGCGAGTTACCGAGCGGTGGGTAGCCATTTTGGATATAAAGTTACACCAATTATGACATATTCGACATCGGTGGATACCAATAGCTTATCAATTTACAATGCGGCCGATCCGTCGACTGTAATTGATGTATGCAACCTCTTACCATATGGCTGCACTGTATCAATTAAAGCGGATTACACTGGATCGTATGAATATTCAACTAATTTCGAGGACGATTCGGTGTTATCGACGATCGAGGGACGAACTGGAGACGTTGTATATTCTCCAGCGAACAGGACATTGACACTCGGCATAGGAGCCGCAGTTGTGTTTACTTTTGATACAAAGTTTGCAATTACTGGGATGCCATTTGTCCAAACTATGGTTATTTCGGGCATACCTCAGTTTTTGATTTCAATATATAGAGGAACTGGCTATCGGATAGACGGCAATACCGACACTGATTTAATTAATACGATGATCTATCGAGAACTTGACAGCGTGGCTAATTTATCATTAATCGGGAATACTGTCTTCAGTATTCAGATCGAACCAAAGGCAGGCGAATCGGTGGTATTGGGTTCGATTTTCGTGCACGCCGATATAGTGACGATTGACGCACCCAGACCGGAAATATTCGCAACGGGTGAACCAAATACATTTACC